CCTTGTGCGTTTAGTATACCTCTAGCTGTATCTACGGTTTTTTTACCGAAAATATCAAATACTTTTTTAACGTGTTTTGTTTTCATTATGTAGTAGCAATAACTACTTCTATATCTACTGCTGCACCTGAGCTATTTCGTATAAATATAGTTTCAAGACTTTGAACAGTTGTTATTGCAGCCTTGCTAGCAGCACCATTTACACCGTTACCAAATAATACTCTAGTACTTAGTGGGTTTAAGGCTGTTGCACTACCTGAGCCACTACCTGCAAGGGTAACGATAAGCTGTTCTGCATCATCTAAATTAGTTATCCTTATATATTGTATATCATCACTATCATACTCTAATCCTGATGGTGAACCTGCAAAAGTCATCAAAGTTGATGAAGTACTAGCAGGTATTGACATAATACGTTTGCTATATGTTTTTACACTTGCTATTGTTTTGGTACTAGTACTATCATATACTGTGCCTCCTAGTGTTATGCTTTCTGCTACTGCTACTGTTAGCGTTGCTGCTGTTAAAGTTGTTGCCATTTTTTATTGTTTATTTATGTTATACAAGTCCTGTACAGGCACCTGCGTTAAATTCTACTTCTATACTTACACTAGCTGTCCATCCTGTAACCTCGTTATCAAAACGCTCTGTAAAAGGCTCGCAGCTAATACTATCTTGTAATCTTATTGTATTTCTAAAATCATCTACATCAACATCTAAAGCTGAGTGCCTTATTCTACTAATTACATCACCAATCATTTCTAACGTATCACTTAGTACATCGTGTTCATTAGCTTCATCTTTATCTACTAAGTCCATCACTATAATCTGAAAGTTATATACTAAATTGCCTGTATCATAGGCTGCTGTTTCTGTTGATACGTGCATCATAGGGTACTTACCATTTTGTGTTAAGTCAACCTCAAATATATCACCAAAGCTAATACTAGCTAGCTGTCCTTGTGCATTAAAGGCATCAGTAAACACATCATATAACATTTTAAGTGTTACATTTTTTAATTCAAACCCTCTATAAAATACACTCATTATTCTTTATTTTGTATGTAGCTTAAATCTTTAGAATACGCTACAAAATTAAAACACTCATCAACACTTAATTCTAATACAGTATCAAACTTTAATATATCACCATTAGCTAATTGGTATATTACGCCGTACCACCCATATTTTTCTTCAAATTCTTCTTCATCTGTCTTGTATGCTGCCTTCTCTGTCTCCTGTTCGCCTTTGAATATGCTTGCGTAATTTTTATATAGTCTACTGCGATAGTCAAAAAAAAACTAGCTGCAGCATTTACTATATCAATGCTCATTTCTTCTGCAAATATATCAGCCCTTTTAGCTGCTGTTCTGAAATCATAATCCTCAATCTCATATTTTTCTTTGTGCCTTTTAACTATTGGTCGATATAATATAGCCATTACTTTGTGCATATCTAGCCAACCATTAGCTAACTTACCATCTAAATCAACAAATTCTTTTAGCTTTAATTCACTAAGATTAGGATTAAAACCATATTCAACGCCATCTATTTCTAATTCTAATACTAAATCTTCACTAGCAGGGTTTTGCATTAATTCTGATAGTCTATCTGTTATCTTATCTATAACACTTTTTTTAGCATTACCTACATCATCCATATTAGCACCTAATATTGTGCTTATCAAATGTAGTTGTTGTTCTGATTCACTAGCATCTTCTTTATGGGTATTCATAAAATCCATATACCTAGAAAGCTTAACTTGATTCCACTTATTTGGTATGTAATACTTATTGTCGTTGATAACTAAGTTCATCGTAGTAATATATATTAAATTAACTTTTGTATTATTGCATTCTGTTTAGTTATTAAAAAAGGCAGTAGTTACTAATTCTTCCATTGTACTACTGTCTTTTTTTATTGTATAAAGTATTTACCACTATTTGGTTTTAATTCATAATACATTCTCATCATTAAAGCATCTGAATAATCAGGAGAGCGTCCTAAAATGTTTTTAACTTTTTCTTTCGATATTATAGCAAGCTTTGTGTCTTTATCTATTTTATCTCTCCTTACCTGTTCTAATTCTTTTGTCAAACTATCTTTAATATGAGTATTATTTGTTTGTACATACATTTGCCCTGTATTTATACATTCTGATAGTTTATAGTAACATTGAGTTTTTAAATTTTGATAATTCTCATTGTTTATCACCTTACCATTATTTACAAACCCTTTACAACGTAGTATATCTCTAACACCACCACCAACACCATCATCATCAACAATAATGTTTCCAAGTGGTACATTCTCAGTTCTTTGTAGTTCTTTAATTTCATCTGCTGCTTGTGTTATTGTATTTGTATTTAATACTTTTATTTTTTCTGCTCTTAATCCATTCCAATATATAATAACTGTCTTATCTTTACCAAAACGTGCTATATCTGCACTAATATATCTATTGCCTGATTCAATTGTTGTATTTTCAAATATATTCAATATAGCATTATATTCAATCAATTTATCTTCGCTATCATCATACTCCCAATTCCCATACAATAATCGTTGTTTGCTTATTTCATCAAGTTTTAGCAACTGTTCTTCATAATGTTCTGATATATGAACATTATCACTTGCTAATGCTTGTATAAATTTTCTGTGGTTTGGAAGTAAATTTTGTTTGTTTGGTAAATAGAATTCATTATATACCCAATTCTTTGCAGGGTTACAACTCATAAAAAGTTTAGGTATCAAATTATATTCATCTAATTTATATCTTATTCTCGATGACAATATTGCTTTAGCTTTTTGTGTGACTTGATTGCACTCGTCAACAAAAGCCATAGTAAGTTCCAAACTACCCAGACTATCATAATTAGCATCACTAGGATAATGGAACAAATCTTTAAGCATAACTTCTGAACCATTATTAAAGCTGATAATATTACTTCTTGCATTGAATACATAATCTTTACCTGACTTCATTCCCCATTCTTTGCATATTTCAAAAAATGTATTTAATGTTGTCTTTTTTAAGTTATCTAATTTACTTCTACCAATTAAGCATCTTATACCTTTGTATTTAATACAAGAATAAATAATCCAAGCACAACCAATATATGATTTACCACCACCTGCACCACCACCAAATAATACTTCACTTGTTTCATTATCAAACAAATACCTAATTGCTGTACTTTGTTTTGGTGTAAATTCAAGGTTAATCCTCATCTGTTAATTTGATGTTGATTTGTATTGGTTCATCATCAGTTGTCATATCCATTTGTTGCTTCTCCCAATATCCTCTTTTTTTACCTTTAGTCTTTAAATAAAAGATTGTAGCACTTGTATTATTATCAGCCATCTGTTCGAATAGCTTACTTTCTGCAAAGTCTAAGCTAACATTTTCTATCTCTTTGACTTTATCTGCAAATGCTTCATCTTCTTTTAACCATTTATAAAATGTGCTTCTTGGTGTTTCTGTTTTTTTACAAGCTGTTGTTACTACTCCTAAACTTGCTTCCAAAGATTTTAATATGGCTTCTTTTTTTATTTCTGTACTCTTCATATCTTTTCTTTTTTATAGTGTCTACTTTTGTCTATTTATATACTCCCAAGCTGACGTTATTCTTGCTGAACTATCTCCTGTTGCGTGTCCTTTACTTCTACCAAATTTTTTACATATCCATTTACTATTCTTTTTGAAGTAATTAATCAAACTTGGTGCTGATGTTGTTATAGTATATCTATATCCATCATTTAAATATTTATCTCCTATAAATTCTGTTAGTATGACTCCTAATCCTATACCTTGAAAATCAGGTGATATAACTAACCTATGTATTCGTCTTATATTCTTCACTCTTGGATGAGGTTGGTGTATTATACTTATAAACCCTGCCAATTGTTCATTTATATAAGCAACATATACTGTTGAAGCATTATTATGATAGTGACTTAGATAGTGGTGTTTAGCAAACACTCCCCATATTTTTTTGTCTCCTGCTTTGTATATTTCAAAGTTAATTTTTGGTCTATTTTTTTTTTGCCCTTCAAGCTTTTGAAAGGTCATACTGTCTGTGTTAAATACCCAATCAGGCAAGAGCCAATCTATTATATCATTATGACAAGCAACTGCTATAAACTTCTTTTTAGTTTTCCTAATAGCTTTCTGTACTGCATAACTACCTATCTGCGCTACATTTCTATCTACAACGCTTGTAAATTCATCAAATACAATCAACTCATCATCTTTTAATAATGAGTGTGCTAAATCTACTCTCATTTTTTGACCATTAGATAATACTGAATATGGCTTCAACCAACTTGGTGGTGATGAAAAGCCAACACTATTGAACATTCTAGTAATATCATCTACAGAACAATATTGAGGCATATCATCTAAAATAGATTGATTGCTATATTCAAAATCTGTTACATAAGCATCAGGAAATAATTCTTTTGCTATAGTCGTTTTACCTGTACCACTTGCACCTACTATAATACCTACTTGCCAATCATTATCTAAATCTATACTACCTATAAATTCTTCTTTGATATGTTCTGTTTGTAAATCAAATTTACCTATAACTGAAGCAACTCTAAATGTTTTATCAGGTTTACTTTGTCTTAAAATGTTAAAATTCGGCATCTATATCCATCTTTAGTTAATTTTTCATATAAAGCCTCTAATTCTCTTTCAGAATCTAACTCTACTTCTATTTTATTTGTATCAGATATTTTATCAGATATATCATTGAAGTCTTGTTTAGCTTCTTCTTCAGGTTGCCAAACATCTAAACCCCATTCTACTATTTCATTGTTATCCCATTCATTAGCTAATATATCCCAATCCCATTCACCAAAACCTACATTGTCTTTAATGACTATTTCATCACAAGCTTCTTTATAAGTTTTGTTATGTTTGATATAACTATCAGTAGTTTCATGATAGGTTTCAGTATATTGTATAATAGGTACTTCTGTTAATCCTGCCCTAGTACAAGCTTGAAATCTCATATTTCCACCCAATATAACCATATCTTCATCAACAATAATAGGTCTCATTTCAAGCATCTGAGGTAAATCTTCTACACTTTTAATTAATTGTCGAAATTTATTGTCTTTAATTAATCTCGGATTGTTAGGATTAATTTTAATTTCTTGCCTTTTAACTTTCTTTACTTTCATTTTTTAATTGTTCTAATTCAAATTCTAAATGGTGTATTGCTTTTTCTATACATTCTATTGGTGACGAATGCTTTCTCTGACAACGTAAAAGATAACTTATACTAGTTCCTACGTTATATGAGCAATCAAAATCATATACAATATCTTTTGCTTTATATCCTAATCTTTTTCCTACATAATAATTAGGTACATCATTTTCATTATCCATTTTAAGCTGTTTTAAAAGGTTATTTATTTTTTTTGATAGTATCACTTAGTGCTAACTTTTTTATTGCGTTAAACACAACGCTAAGACAAGAAGCACAGTTTGTTGTTGTCTTATATGTAGTACCATATAATAGATTGTATAAGTCTATCATTTCTGTTTTTACTTTTACACTAGGTGCTGTACCACTCTTACAAAGTTTGTACAGTTTCCTAGCTTTTGTCTGATGTTTTTTTTCTATTGCTACCATTTGTTTTTAGGGCATTTTTCAGTTTTCCACGCTGCTTTAGTTTCAATAGGACAACGCA